CGGCAGGTTGAAAGACTGGCGACGCGTGGCAACCCGATACGACCGGTGCCCAAAGGTCTTCCTGTCGGCCATCGCACTCGCGGCACTCGTCATTTACTGGCTATGAGTCCTGACCCTAAGATGCGATGCATCTGGCAATAGAATTTGGAAAAAATTCCCAGATTGATCTCCGAAATCCACTTTCAAATCTTGAAGGCAATGGAAAATTTCTTAAAAACAGTATTTTAGCGTCCACCACTTTCCAAAAAGGCGAAGGAAACTTGAATGTCGACGAAGCAGCCTACGGTCATAAACCAAATTACCCATTGTTTGACCAAAGACAGAGATCCTGAGTGGTTCTACAAAAAAGCGGGTTTTGTAGCAGCAATTTCTGCGTGGGGGAGTGCGCTCAAGTTTGTGCACGATGTTTCTTGCCACAACATTGAGACGCAATTCGTTCTAACATTTCTTTTGACGATGGGAGGTCTCCTCACCCCCCTGGTGTGGGTAATTTACCGGTTCGATGATGCAGCGCATGAAAATCGGCTTGCACGCAACATTCTTATCGGCCTCTGCTTTCTCATTGTGATGCTAGTACTTTTTTCGATTTTATTCCTGATGGGGTCAACCTGCCCGGAGCCGTCTTGAAGCAACTTAATAAAAGCTGATCCGCTTCGCATAACGTCTACGCCCCTTCCCTTGGGCGCGGGTACAGGTCGCTTCATATTGAGCGATCAGCTTCACCAGACGCTGATCGTTCCCCCGCTGAAACGTGACCTCTTCACCATCGATGCGGACTGTTTCCCGCACCTCCGCAGTGGACAGACGCAACTGCATTTTCCTAAGGGCTGTCACCACGTCACAGGGTCGGTTGATGTCGACCAGATCGTCACCAATGGCGACTGTCGTGGACAAACTCATTCAAAAGCCTCCAGTTCAACAACCTGTGCCGGGGTGCTGGCTGCGTAGGGTGACGCCATGTTCGCATCGACATAGCGCTGATGTTCGCGCTGACGCTCTTCGAACAGGGCATCCGGATCATAACCCAGATCGCCGGTCTCGTTCGCGATTGAGCTTGTGCCGTTGCGCAGCCTCTCAGTTGCAGCCTGGGCAGATTTGCGATCATCCGCTGTGGGTTTCGCCGGTCCCTGCCAATTCGCAAGGCTGATCCGTTCTCGGTTGGCCCGGTATGCCGCATATCCCCCTTTGAACGGGATGCGGCCTTCTCCGACTTCCTCATCCAGCCAGTTGGAATAGTGTATCTGGCACGGGGGCTGCGACTCGCTCACGGCGACGCATGACGACAGGCCAGATTGATGCGTTTTCCATGCGCGTGCTGGCATAGGTTGCATCTGTATGGTCCATGGTCAAACCGCCATAGGTGATCCCAAGCGAACGGGCCATGTCTCGCGCCAGACTATTTGAGAACGGCAAGAAGTCCTTTCCAGGAACATTGGCGGATTCCAGAGACAGCTTTTCACCCGGCCCCAGATGCGACACCTGCGGTTCAGCACCTACTGCAATCCGTCCTTCGGCAGATCGTTCCAGTTGCGCCCCAAGATACCCCAGGTACTCATTGGCAAAACCTTTCCCGCCGCTGTCGTGATCATCCTTCAGGACTTCCAACGCTTCAAACGCATCCTGACTTGGCTGCTCACTGCTCAGCACCACCGCATAGACTGTTTGAAGGATCGCCATCTGCAAGGTCGCGTCATCCAGCTTTTCCGCCTGAATGTGCTTCCTGAAGGCAGGCGCAATCTGCGAAATGCCCCGCACATCTTCGGAACCCATAGGATCAAAGATATGCATGACCATTGGACGGCCATCCCCATCAAAGGCCGCGAAATCGCGTTTATCTTTCAGGCCACTGGTCGAGGTTTGGAACCGATAGGCCACAGCGCGACCGTTTTCGTCATGGCGCACCCCCTGAAACAATCCTTCATGTGAGCTGGTGTCCTGCACCAACCGCGTCGGGGGATAGAGACGCAGTTTTGTCCCGGTGGTCAGACCATATTTTGACCGTCGATCATCTCCAAAGAAGTCAAAGACGCCGGTGATTTCGCCATATGCGATGTGCCAGCGCAGACCGATATCCACCATCTGCGGACCCGTCATCTTGCCGCGCATGTCACATTCACGGGCATTGAGCCAATAGGCCCTCCAACGTTTCTTCACCAACCTGATCCAGGACGATTTCTCTTCTTCGTCATAGCCAAGCCCATCCAGATCGGGGGCTGGTGACAGGGTCAGACCGACACCAACTGTGTCTGCAATAACCCGATCTACAGCCCCTTTCAGGCGACCACTGTTCTGGATCAGATCCATAGCCAGACCCGCTGCACGGGACCATGAACGGCGGACATCTTCGCGATGGCTGGACACTGGCACAGCCCGCGACGCTATCACGCCGCTGCCCGTATCCCGCATATGCCGCGCCGTCATAGGGGATGGAGAAACAGCCCGGAGAGGCGACCCATCAGGCTTAATCAATCTGCTCATGAACGAAACCTCCGGCGCAATGCCTGCTGTGTTCTGCGCTGCTTGCGGTTTTGCTTACCGTCTGGCGCACACCACCCAGGGACCGGCAGGTCCGTCCGGTGCTGATCACTGGCAATATCAATTTCCGCACATGCAAGGCCCGTGGTTTTCCCCAAGGCTGCGGTTTTGTGCAAAACCACAATCCCGTCAGAAACCGATATCACCTTGCAATCCATCATCTTGTGCGTCGTCTCCATTTGGCGCGAATATCCGTCTTGTCCTGCTGCACCTGCGGTTCAGTTTCCGGTTCCTGTGCATCATCCTGCGGTGACTGCGCTGTCATAAGCAGATCTTCGAAATCGCCCTGTATTTCTTCTGGGGGACACTCCCGCTCACTCATCAGGCGATCCCATTCCGCGTCCGGCATGTTGCGAACACCAAGGCGAATGGCTGCGGCCTCTGCCTGCAAGTGCGTGTCCAGACCTTCGTTTGCCTGATTGGGATCTTTCACCCCGAGGTATCGGGTAAAGCCGGACTTAGACCTTTGGGCCTTGCGGCTGTCGGCTGTGAGCTGTTTGAAATACTCATCATCCATTCCGCTGGGCATGGCGACGAACCCTTTGGATTCAGGATCGTCTTTTCTCAGATTGCGATAGAGGCCCATTTTCAGAACCGATGTCGCAAAGTTGAAAAAGCGCCGGGACCAGGGGATGCGTTTACCCTTTGAGTTGGTTTCCCGCTTGACCTTGACCAGAAGTGGCGCGGCTTCCTGCGGCACACCCCGAACCATAATCACATCACTCACCGGATGCTTTTTGGCCCATTCCCAAACGTCTTCGGTATAGGCGTTCCCGTCGACGGCCAGCAGGTCAATGCCCACCTTGCGGCCATAAGCGTTGACGAACCCCTGTTGCAATAGCCCGTTCAATTTGCGCTGACAGGAATCCTCCGAAATGTGCCCATCGTATTTGCCATACTCAACAACAGCGCGACGTTTGTTCGTGCCCCAGGCAACGACCTGATATTCGACCCGGTCCCCTTGCACATCGACACCACAGGTCAAGAGCGGGAAACCTGCAGGGGTTGTCCCGCGCTTGTAATCCGATTCCGCTGCACGGGTGCTGATGTCTTCCCATGGCGGGGCCTCACCCAGAACCCGATAGGCTTTGCCAACCACATCATTCCAGAAGGTCTGCTCTTTCGGCGGATCACCTTTGGCGTCCAGCCAATCCCGGGCGATCTGCTCAAATCGCTGCAACAACGAATAGGCAGACCAGAGGTGGAATGAGCGATGATAACGCAGCATTTTCGGATTCCTTGCTACCCACCGGGCACCCCGCAGCATTTTGAGCCGGTGAAACTCTTCAATGGACGCCCCGCAATGGATGCATGAGAAATGCGCCCGTTCCGGGTGGTCTTCATCAAGGCTGGCCAACATGTTTTCCCATGTCAGAACCTGCATTTCTCCGCATTCATCATGCGGACAGGGCACTTCCAGCTCTTCCTGACTGCCCGCCTCATATTTCTTGGTGATCCGACATCCCGGAATGACCATCGGTGTCGAGATCTTAAAGATCTTGGCGAAATCAACGCCCCGGCTCCGGCTGTCTGCCTGTTTTTCGGGATCACCCGCGCTGTTGTCTTCCCACTTGGCAAGGTCATCCTGCACCTGCCGGGACATCGTCACCTGAGAAAGAGAGGCTGGGGAGTTTGCCCCTGAAACCTGAATGGCTCCCCGCGCATCGCGACGTTCTTTGTAGGTTACTGAATCCTGACCGTCGCGAGCCTTCATCGGAAAGATCCGGCGCAACGCCGCCGTTCCCTTCAGCATCGGTGTGAGTTTCATCTTTAACCAGCGCCGGGCGTTTTCATCGGTCGGATGGACATACAGAAAATCACCGGGGTCCATGTCCATGGAACCACCCGTAAATATGTTTGCCAGGACCGTCCCCCCAAGCTGCGCCGATTTGGCCAGCGTCACGATCCGACAGGGATCTTCAGGCGACAGCGCCCGCAGTATTTCATCAAAATAGCTGAAGCGCTCCCTGTTGTAGGGGCCGGGGAACTGGGGGCTTTCCCGCTTCGAAAACACAATGTTCTCTTCCGCCCAACGCAGATAGTCGACCGGTGGCGGCGGCTGAAGAACATCCGCCATGATGTCGAATGCCAGCCGCTCAGCATTGGTGACTTCAATCTGCATCCTCTTCATCACCCCCAAGGTCGACCGCCACGGTCTGATCAACGCCTTCGGCTTCTTTCCGGGTGCGCTTGGCCGCATCACTGCGCACCAACCGGAACTTTTCCTTCAACAGATGCAGAACATCGCGCTGGGGCACGTCGAACTTTTCAGCAATGCTGTCTGCGAAGTCAGGCAAAGCCCCCTCAAACAGTTGCAGCATGTTGGATGCGATGTTCTGGAATTGCTGACGAGCGTCCCGTGTCGAGGTCAGTTGCCCTTTCAGTTCGGCTTCTTCAGCCGCCTCAATCCTGTTTTTGCGCTGCTGAGCAATCATCTTTGCTTCTTTGATCTGATCTTCGACCGTTGTGGGTCGGGGCACCGCAGGTGCTGGCGCGGCCTCTTGCTCAGGTTCGGCTTTAGGTGCAACCGGCAAGTCAGGCTGGGCAACCTGTGGCACCGGTGCGGGTGGCGGCTGCGGTTGTGGGACCGGTTCAACATCCGCTTTTGTGTTCAGCCCGTTGCCCAGAGACTGACCGATATCACGGTTGCGTCGCACCTGGTCAACCGCGACCGAGTAGACCAGTTTGCCCTTCTTTCCGGGCTTGGTGAAAGCGTCATCCTTCAGGATGTCATTTGACTTCCACTGGCTCACCGCCGCACGGCTGACACCCATGGTCCGGGCAAACTCAGCCTGAGACATTTCCTGTTGCGGCGGCTCTTCCATGCGCGATCCGTTAAGCCCTTATTTTGTTGACCAATTTGTTAAGCCCCAATGTTAAGCGGTCCTTGATTGTTAAGGCTTTCAAAAAACCGTCAGACTAGCGAACCTCCGGGGTTACGCCACACCGCATGTCTGAAAATGGGGGTACGGTCCCTTGACCTGACCCCGGATGTCACAGGCCCAGAAGGCGGCTGATTTCGTGATCCAGCCTGTTCGCAAGGTGCCGATCAACAGTGTCCTCAAAGGCTTTGGCGGTTTCACCGCTGACCATCTCATCGGGGATGACCACACCCGACCGAACTTGCTTCAGGTGAAAGCGGTTCTCACTCATCCGATCCAGAACATGACCGTCAAAGGCCGTCAGATCGACCCGCTTTGGGAAAGCACCGCCCCAGAAAAAAGTCCGGTCGAAAAGAACCTTGCCGCGTGATGTGCCCAGATGTGCAACCACACCTGCGCGGGTCTCACGCTTGCGGAAGAACTTGACCCGCACGTCCCCGCCGCTGGCAGACAGCACATAGTTGAGGTCAGACACCGTCGCCCGCTTGCGCCCCGGTCCGCCTTTCAACGTGTTGCGGATCACCTTCTGGGGCAGCCCTGTCTGCTTAGACAGCGCTCTGACAACCTGCGTCCGGCTTTTGTCGCCCGTATGGTTCACAGCACGGGCCACCGCCTTAGGCGCATCCCGCCCTAGTGCCCCCAGCATATTTTCGAATTGCTTCAGGCTTTTGACATCGACCTCACCAACTTTGAACATGCCGCAACCTTTCGTCACTCATGAAAAAGGCCAGTCACACAATGTGTGACCAGCCTCTCAGGAACACTCAGGGAATAGATCTGACTTACATGGCAACCTCCGGGGTTCGAGTTCAAAACCTCTATCAGTCGTTGATACAAATAAGGCCCGAGCTTTCCAGCCGGGCCTTTGGGCACAGTGCCGCCGTTGCCGATCTCTGGGGTTTCTGTCTCCCAAATCGAAACGCCTACACCTGATCAGATCAGACCGCTTACTAAGTATGCATCTTTCAGCAGGGAGCGTTCAGCGGTGGTGCTTAAGTGTTAAGTTAGGGTCAGGACTCATAGCCAGTAAATGACGAGTGCCGCGAGTGCGATGGCCGACAGGAAGACCTTTGGGCACCGGTCGTATCGGGTTGCCACGCGTCGCCAGTCTTTCAACC